AACAGAACAACAGGCGAAGTGAAGACACAGGGGCAATGGCGTGCAGCTAACCCTAATATGTCCCTGCCTCGTGTATGGAAAGCAGCCACGCTGGATGCACTGGACTTAGATCCTGTACTACGCAGCCCAGCGGCTACAACAACAGCATATCAGAACTCTGTCCGTGATGGCGTAGAGCAGGACAGCAATGGCAACTGGGTAGAAAAGTACATTGCCCGTGACATGTTTGCTGACACAACTGAGGATGGCGTAACAACCACCAAAGCAGAGCATGAAACAGCCTATCAGGCTACATTGGATGCTAAGACTGCCACAGCTAACCGCACCAAGCGTGATGTTTTGCTTGCTGATACTGACTGGACTGGTATGTCGGATGTAACTATGACTGCGGCTATGACAACATACCGACAAGCCTTACGTGATATTCCCACGCACGCTGATTGGCCTAACTTAGGTGATGACGACTGGCCTACCAAGCCTTGATGTTAATCCTTAATTTCCATCGGGGGGTATGCCATGAAGTTTGAACAGTTATTAGGTGTTGTAGCGTTGGGTTTACTAAGCTGGGGAAGTCTCCAGCTCTATCAAATGAATGCTAATATGACCTTGGTGAGTTACAAGGTGGAAGAAAACTACAAGATGATAAAGCCTATGTGGCAGGACTTCCTAGTTCGTACTGGTAGGGTGGCTAATAAATAATGGACAATATAAAGTTACCTATCGCTCTTGTATTAGCTATGGCTGCACAGCTTGCAGGTGGTGTCTGGTGGGTATCTCAACAGGCAGCTACTATCTCTAACCTTGAAGAGACAGTAAGTCAGCTTGGCTCTAAGATGGCTATTGAAGATAACGTAAATCTAAAGCGTGATGTATTAGACAATTCTATGGAGTTAGAGTACTCTTGGAATGAGATAGAAGAACTGTGGGATGAGTTAGACAGCCTAACAAGAACCATTGCTCATATCACCAAACTTCAACAACGTGTAGCTCTTATAGAGAATGACCTGAAGTACATAGGTCGTGACCATAATACTATTATACAGCCTATGGGTAAGTAGTCTTGCTTTGTGTACTCGCCTTTGTCTCCTTTGGTCAAGTGTGGACTCCAAGCGGAGCTTACCCGTTTCAGCACTGTTATTATAGCTGTGGCGCTAAAAGAGGTGAAAGCAAGTACGACAGAATATATCGTGTCTACTATCCTTACAGCTGTGTCGCAAGGTTTGTCGAGATATGATTGAAGTCCTAGCATTAGCCAGTACTGTAAGTACAATAGCTGGAAGCATAAGTAGTGCTGTTCAAGCCGGTAAGGATGTTGGGTCGCTGTTGCCTTCGTTTGGTAAGTTGGCAAAGCTAGAAGCTGATATAAACCTTGCAGAAAAAGGTAGACATAAAGGCCCATTAGGAAGACTGACTTCTACTGAAGAAGAAGGTTTTGCTATAGCTAATGCTAAGATGAAACATAAAGAGGCTATGGATACTTTACGCAGTCACTGTCAGCTATATGGCCCCCCTGGGATGTGGGACACTGTGCAGCGTGAGATGGGAGCAGCTAGGGCAAGGCAGAAGAAAGCTCTAGAAGAGCAAGCTGCTAAGCGTGACCGCATATTTTACGCCATAAGCGTTGCAGTTGCTGTGGTATTCGCAGCACTCGGTAGTGGCGGTTTACTGTGGGTTGCTGCAATTTTGGCTGAGGAGGTTCGCTAGTGTGGTTCTTACTCTGGTTTCAAGTTATGAATAATAACATCGAGCATTACCAACTCAATCAGTTCACCACTGAGAACGAGTGTAAAGAAGCTCTTGAGGATGCAAAAGTCTTGATAACCACAAGCCAAACTACGGTGTATTGTTTTGAGGTTATACCAGAATAGATTAGGAAAATATGTAGTCTGTAATAGGCAAGGAAAGATTGCGATAATAACTAAAGACAAACGGGCAGCGGAGTTTTACTTAGATGACGAAAGAAAAGTACGACCTAAACGGAAACGGACAGATAGATCCAGAAGAGCGTGAGATTATGCTAGAGGATCGACGTAGATCTATGGAAGACGAAGATGCAAAGCGCGATGCTCAGCTTAAGATGGCATGGTTTGCTTTGTGGGGAATGCTAATATATCCCTTTGGAATTGTCATAGGTGATCTTGTTGGCTATGATACAACAGGACAGTTGCTAGCAACCATCGCTCCTACCTACTTCATTGCAATATCTGGGTTAGTGGCAGCATTCTTTGGGTTCTCTGCAATGGGAAATAAAAAATGATACAGGCATTAATAGGGCCAATATCAGACTTGGCAGGAACTTGGTTAAGGGGTAAGGTTGAAACTAAAGCAGCACAAACAAGAACTAAGGTGGCTAAAGCTGAGGCAGAAGCACAGATCATGTTATCAAGGGCTACTTCGGAAGCCGACTGGGAAAAGATCATGGCGCAGGGAAGCCAGAACTCGTACAAAGACGAATGGCTTACAATTCTGTTTTCAGTTCCATTAGTGCTTGCTTTCTGCGGAGACTGGGGGAGAGTGATAGTCGCCAATGGGTTTGAATCGTTGCAAACTATGCCTGAGTGGTATCAGTACACTCTTGGTGTTATTGTGGCTGCCAGCTTCGGCATCAGATCAGCCACTAAGTTCTTTGGAAGGAAATAGTATGAAAGAGAATTTCGATAAGTCATTAGAGATGTTACTTAAGCACGAGGGTGGCTTTGTAAATCACCCCCGAGATCCAGGGGGAATGACCAACCTCGGAGTGACCCGTGCAGTCTATGAGGATTGGTTAGGCCGTAAGGTCACTGAGGAAGAGATGCGTAATCTTACTCCTGCTGACGTAGCTCCTATCTACAAGAAAAACTACTGGGACAGGGTTAAAGCCGATGATCTACCTTCTGGGGTAGATTGGGCTGCTTTTGACTGGGCTGTAAACAGTGGGTCAGGTCGCCCTGCTAAAGCTATTCAGCTTGCAGTGGGTGCAAAGCCTGATGGAGCCATTGGGCCAATGACTTTGGCAGCAGTAAAGTCAGTAAACCCTGAAACCATCATTAAGGCAGTCTACGAAACCCGTCAGGCTTTCTACAAGCGTCTAAAGACGTTTGATACATTTGGTAAAGGTTGGACACGCCGTAATAAAGAAACATTGCATACGGCACTTGAAATGATAAAGTAGCTGTAGTAGTGTAAAAAAGTTACCCTCCTCCTGCAAAAACTAAAGGGGCCCTTCGGGGCCCCTTCTTTTTTATGATCCATCGACATATTGATTGAGTTTCTTAGCGTACCATTCAATCTTCTTTAGATCCTCTTGGAACTTACCCTTGTCTCTACATCGGTGCTGATACTTGATCATGTTCCCACGAAGGTATCCTATGTATTCAGAGGCTGTTAAGACCTCCTTTATATAGTCGATGCACTCGATAGACCCGCTCGTGTAGTGGTCAGGGCTGTTAACCATATCTGGTTTTGGTTCTTCGGGAAACTCCCCAATCTCATCGAGACCGGAGACAGTGAACCCTTTGGATTTAGGAAAGCCTTTTACCATTGTGGTTCACCAAACTCATCAAAAGACCCTACGGGGCCACTGAAGCTCATGTCTACAGTAGTCCCGTTAACTGGATCATCTATTTCCTCGTGGTCTGTGGACATCACCCCCATTTCCTGAAGGTAATGCTCTAAGTAAAGTGGTATTTGTATTTCCATTATTCACAACTCCGTAAACCTGTTGATGGTTCAAAGTAGCAAGCGCCACCTTCATCCAACTTCGGTTTTACATCCTCATCGACAAACAAGTCAAGTTGTTTTTCAGGCTGCTCTACCACGTCCTCTGAAGCGGCAGCATTTAAGATGCCGTAACGCTTTCCACTGGCCCTAAAGGTTGTGCAGCCAGAAGATCCGCCATCAAACGCTTGCATATAAACGTCCTTGAACTCTTCCCAAGTGATATCATCTCCGACATTACAGGTCTTAGAGCAAGCACTGTCCACATACTGACTAGCTAAGTTAAGCACTTTAACATGGTCATTAACGTGTAGCTCATCTGCAGTCTTACCAAGGACACCAAAAGTCTTGTAGCCATAATCTTCCACACGCTCTACGATTGGCCCTTCAAATGTCTGAATGGTGCGGTCGTAGAAGTGACTAAACACAGGCTCAATCCCAGAGCTTACGTTGTCTGCAGAGAGACTGATAGTACCAGTTGGTGCGATTGACAGTAGGTGTGAGTTACGAATGCCGTGAGTACGGATTTGATCACGAATTTCCCAAGGTAAGGACGCTCCAAACTCGCTAAGCAAGAAGTGAGGGTCATACAGTGGGAATGCACCTTTCTCCTTAGCTAGATCAACTGAGGTCAAGTAGGCAGTGTCTCTCAGAACCTTCATGATACCCTCTAATGTAGAAAGGAATCCCTCAGATCCATAAGGGTGACCCAGAGCCTCGATAGCGTTAGCTACACCAGTAAGACCTAGCCCCATACGGCGCTTGTCTTTAGCCTCTTTTGCCTGAGCCTCTAACGGATACACTGCTCGGTCTACAACATTATCCATAGCTCGTACAACTGTTGGGATGTCTTTCGTAAACTGATCATAGTCAAAGATGTAGTTCATCCTATCATCTAAGTTTACGTAACGAGTAAGGTTAAACGAACCTAGCAAACAAGCTCCATTAGGCGGCAGAGGTTGTTCTCCACAAGGGTTTGTGGCTCTGATCGTCTCTGTATACCAAAGGTTATTCTTGCGGTTTATCTTGTCGATAAAGAGAATTCCAGGTTCTGCCCAGTCCCAAGTAGATCTAAGGATATCATCCCATAGTGCCTTA